CGCCACAACTCGCTAAAGAAGTTTGGCACCGTCTGCGTAAAGAATTTGGAAATAGCATCGCCCACCGTCCGCAGGGCCTCCGGGATGGTTTCTGTCACGAACTCCGGCAGGGTTTCCACGAAGAAGCCCCGCACGGCTTTCCACACATTGTTCATCCATCCGCCCTCGTCCGTGCTGTCCGAGATCCATTCACCCAGGGCATCGCCCCCAAGCAATGCGCCGATACCGCCAACGCCAGCGCCGATCAGTGCGCCGATTGCCGTACCCAGCACAGGCACGACGGAGCCAATGGCAGCACCGGCAGCAGCGCCGCCGCCAACCATTGCCAGCTTGGAGCCGCCGGATGCGTATTCGGTTTTCGCCGTTTTTGCATCGTCTGCATTTGCGCCCTGAAAAAAGTCGATGATAGAAGCAATCAGGCCAACGCCGCCCATAACGCCGCCAGCAATACCGCCAGCGCCAGCCGCCGCCGCGCCTGCTGTGGTTGTAGCTGCGCTTCCCATTGCAGTACCGGCAGATGCAAGCCCGCCGGTGATCTTGGTTCCAAGCCCAGCCAGCCAAGCCCAAAGACCTGTCTTTGCCGTTTTATTCCCGGTGTTCCCGGTGTTGGTTTTGTTTCCGGGTATCAGCACATCAGGTGCAGCATCCGCCGCATCCTTGACCGATTTTCCGTTCATGTACACCACAGCGGCATTGACTACCATCTTTGCAACGGTTGTCAGGTCGGTGTCGGTTTTCTTCTTGCTGCTAAACAGACTGCCTACGATTTTTCCGATTCTCTCCGCCACAGGGGCGAGTTTTAACGCGCCAAATGCCAGGCTGATTCCTTTGATTGTGGAGATAACCTTGTCGCTGTTTTCCAGCATCCAGTCCACACCGCTTTGGATTTTTGGCAGCCACTCTTCCATTTTTTCGCCCAGCTTCTTAACGCCTCTGCTTGCAAGGTCGCCCAAGGTTTCGGCCAACCTCTCCAGCGCAGGCATGTTGTAGCGGACATTGTTCAGGAAGTCGATCATTGCCGTGTCAAACTCTTTCTTGGCAGGCAGGAACGCATCGCCCAGCTCAATTTGGAGCGCCTGCAATGTGCTTTTCCGCATGGTTTCCAGGGCCTCCGGCGTAGTCGCCTTGATGGCAAACTCCTTTTCCATGCTCCCGCTCCAAATATCTTCGTTGGACACTTCGCCGAGCATCTTTTCCAAAAGGGAAAGATTCTGCGTGATCTTAGCGCCGCCCTCAATGGCCCACTGTCCAAACAGGGCGTTCAATGTGGATAGCTTTTCAGCCTCCGGCAGATTGTTGACTGCCTCAAATACGGATTGCAGAACCTTAACGCCCTGCTTGTTTCCGTTGGCATCTACCTGTTGCATCGCTTCTGCGATACCCTCCGCGGTAAAACCCAGCTTTGCAAACGCCGCTTGCTGTGCCTTTGTAGCGGAGCTGCCTTTTGTGATGTTGGTATAGATGCGCTTGATACTGGTTCCGACACGATCAGAGCTAACGCCCATCGCCTGCATACTTGCCGCGATGGCCGCCGTTGCTTTCACATCCACGCCCGCCAACTGGCCCATAGAGGCAGAGGCGTTTACACTCTCGGCAATTTCCGCCGCCGTTGTGGCGTAGTTATTGCCCAGGTAGTTGATTACATCCGCAACCTCCATAACCTGGTCGTGGTTCATGTTAAACGCCTGTTCCCACTTTGCGCCCCAGTCGCCCGCTTGGTCTGCGGTAACATCCATAGCCGTTCCCCACATGGCAATGTCTTGTAGGAAACTGGTCTGTGTTAAGTCTTGGAGCGACTTGCCGGACTGTCCGGCTGCCGCCGCAAGCTGTGTCAAATCCTCCTGGGTGTAGGGGATCTGCGTACTCAGGTCCAGGATAGCCTTTTTCATGTCCGCATAGTTTTGGGCATAGCTTTTCCCGGTTTCTTTGGATATTTGATCGCTGATCTTGCCGGTTGCATCCGCAAGACCATCTACGACTTTCACCACATCGGACATATAGTTTTCAAAGTTTGCGGCTTCCTTGGTGCAGTCTGTAATGACCTTTACCGCTCCAACCCCAAGGGTTGTCATGGCGGCAAGGCCAGCCGTACCAATTTTGCTTAATCCTTTGGAAAACCCGCTGATTTGGTTTTGTGTGCCGGTCAGTGCGGAAAGCAGGCTTTTGTCGATCTTACCGGCAATCTTAATGCTTAACTCTAATGTTTTGTTCTTTGCCATTCCTCCGCCACCTCGTTATTTAGCTCAATGAACTGACAAACAGGCAGCTTCAAGTAAAAGTCCACGCCTGTATTGGTTGCTTGCGCCAGGCGTATTGCGGCTTTTCTAAGGGCCTTTGCTCCGCCCTTTACTCGAAAAAACCTGCATCATTCACCGAATTTTTCAGCTTGATAACCTCGTACAGAGGCAGGCCGGTAAAGAACTCCTCCGGCAGCCCCGTTGCCATGCTTGCGATCACGCAGGCGTACAGGTAGTTGGTGCTGTTCTCCGTCACCACGAAGCCAGCCCTTGCGATTCTGTTTTCCGCCTCGCTTTCATGCAGGCTGTTCAGGTCTGCAACGCCGTTCAGGTCGATGCTCTCATACCCCTTGCCCTTGTAGGTGTAGGGCTTTTCCAGGGGCATAACATGGTCTACCGTTTCGCCGTCTGCGTTCACATAGTTGCGCACGGCTACCAGCACGCGCTTCATAGCGCCGCGGGGCATCAGCTTGAAGAACTCAATGGGCAGGCCGGATGCCTTGGCCGCAATGTTCCGTGCAAAGGCCGTGGTGGTTTCGCACAGGATGCTTGCCGCCACTTCCTGTTCTCCGAAAAGCTGGCGCTGGGTGTCGATAGCATCCTGAATCGTCAGCTTGTCCAGGTCGGTCAGGTCGATCTCCGGGTATTCCTTGTCCTCAAACACATAAGGCTTTGCGAATGTCACAATGATCCTCTGCCGGGTCTGCTGATCGGCTGCGTTCTCATTGCCTGCGGTGTTGTTCTTCTGTTCCTCGATGTTTTCTGCAACGGCTTCTGCCGCAATGTTCTTTACTTCTGCCATGATAAAAAGCTCCTTTCAGTGTGTCAGTGTTTCAGTGATGGTAAAAAATCGCAGGCCACCCAATCGGATGGCCTGCGAAACTTCTTTGCGCGGATTAAGTCAGGTTCTTAATGGCCGCCAGCATATCCTTGCCGTTGATCTTGTAAACGCCGTTGAGCTTGTCGATCTCCACAAGCTGCTTGCCGTCTACCTCGACCATCAGGTAGGTAAGCTCCAGGGTAACGGTGGCTTCCATGCCCTCGCCCTTTTCCACCTTGCCGGGGTTAAACTTCTTGACCCGGCCCATTTCCACGACCCGCAGGCCCTTAAAGGTGTAGCCGCCGGTCTTGTCGTAGACCTGCTGCGCTGCGCGCAAGGTCAGGTTCACGGTGGACATGGGGGAAAGCATATCCACAGCGGAGGAGTACAGGGTGTTAAACTGGATCTCCTGCTCCATCGCCTCAAACTGGCCGATGTTGGGGCTGTCCACTTCGCCGTTGATGCCAGTGCCGGAAATGGTGCTGGTTTTCATGTTGATCTCGGGCAGGGTGACAGAGGAACCAACGCCGATCATTTTGTTACCGTTCAGGTAGGCGTTGAAGTCGTTGATCTTTTCGGGGATGTAGTTGTTGCTAATCATGTGCGTTTACCTCCCTTGTTAGCTCAGTGCGCCGGACAGGGCATTGGGGTCAAACTCGATAACATCCTCAATGTCCTCGGCGGGGGTAAAGGGCGTGATGTACTGATGGAAAGTCAGCTTGCCATTCAGCAGATCAGCCGTGGTGTTCTCGTCCTCGTTAAAGGTGGTTTCATACCGGGCGCAGACACCGCGGGCAACAAAGCCGTTGCCGCGCACATTCTCGCTGTCCACAATGGCCTCGATCAGCCGCTTGTTGGCGGGGCTGTCCACCTTGGAGAAGTAAGTGAGAATGAAAGTGTTGGCCGCCCAGTTCAGGAACCGGCGGACACTAAACCAGCGATCCTTGGGATCGGTAGTGCCGGGGTATGCGGCGGTGTTGTTGCCCCACAGGCGGAAGCCGTTCATGTTCAGCCAGGTAGCCACGCCGTAGCTGTTGACGATGTTG